CCACGTTCACCAGACTTGCTTTCGTACAGGGATACCCACTCACGCATGAATGTACCCATCTCTGGCTTGCCCTTGTAGGCTACGCTGTTATTAGCCAGCGCACGTTGCCCTTCGTTCTCCCACCACATACCTGACTTGGCATGTGCCATCTGGTCATCATTCAAGTTGGACAGGCTGATGAGTGCGCTACGACGTACACCGCCTACGACTACAACCTCACCAATCTTACACATGATGTCGTGGCATTCAATGGGGAACAGGCGACGACCTGCTGCACCCTTGAACTTCTCCACAAGGAACTCAAACAGTTCCTCCAGTGGGGCTGGGCCACTTGCTCTACCACCAAAGGTTTTGAGACGTGCGCCAGCAGGACGAACCTCTGACGTATCCCATTGGGGTATCTGCCCTGCGTATAAGAGAGAGATTAGTTCACGCAAAGATTTAGCCCATCCTGGACGGGAGTCGCCAACCTTGATGACTGTATCACTGAGATGCATGTCTTCGTTGACGACAGGCAGCTTCTCAATGTTGTGACGTTCTACTGAGAAGCCTACACCAGTGCCACACATGAGTATATACATAGTCTCATCGAATGCTCTTGGACTATCCACAGGTACGTAAGAACAGTTATAGCCACCCACATGACAGCGATCCAACGCAGGACCAGCAGTCATCAATGCTCTCATGCTTGGCATGATGTCTTGATTTAATACAGCTTGTTCCAGTTCACCCCGTAGTTCATTCGACAGAGTATACTTGTGCTTACTCTTGAGATGCTGTGCCATGTAATCAAAGTATCGTGCGACTGTCTCGCCCCATGTTTCACGCCGTTGTTCATCTTCCTTCCATCGGGCATACCGTGAAAGAGCAATGAAGTTTTGATAGTCCGTTGGTAAGTAATTGTTCATGTTGTCTCACTCCATAATAGTTTTTATATGTCTGATGTTTGCACCCTCTATTTCATAAAAATATTCTTCAAGACTGTCTTGTATATCTTGCCCTACATTTTCATCGGCTGGTATAGGATACTCTTCTGGATCAATGTCTAAGGTTATATATAGTTTAACTTTCATTACATTCCTCTACTAACTTATCCAGATACCATTGCGCTTTCTGCAAATCTTCTACACCATTCTTGTAACGATAACGCCACAGGTATTTCATTATGTTTCCTTGCAAGTAGTATTCGTATCCATCACCTGTTGCTGCACGTATTGCATCTATGCATTCTATACCAGCCTTATTATAATGAGGTGGGCTGTTCACCATATCTGTTTTTGTGTTTGATATTTTTGTTGTGTAAAACTCGTCCATCAGTTTCTCCTCATCTTCAGCTAGTTTGTTTTTCATATACTCTTCATGTCGCATTATGCAGTACCCTTTGTATCGCTGTTAAAATTAATGGTAATGACATTGCCATCTACCGATTCAATCTCTGCTGTACCACTGTTTCTCTCGTCAAACTCATAAGAAAAATAATTCTCTACGTAATGAGATACAAAATGTCTAAACTCGTCATCCTGTTCCATGAGTGGAATAGTTGATAGCATACACTTTACTACATACTCCATATCTTGATATAAGTCAAGTGGAACATCGTTGCCTTGGCTACTGATGACAGAAAAATTTGCTTCACCTGTATACTCCTCATTATCTTTTACAGGTCGCACACGTATAAGAAAATCTTCGTCTAGTATTTTTTCTTCCTCTGTCATTTTTTACTCCTTTTTACTTTTGTCCCTTTGAACTTTACAAATTTTGGATGTTTGTTTTTTCCCTTTTCTTTTAACCAATCTTCAGGAATGATGCGATCATAATATCTAAAGCCATACTTAATACACCACTCACCATACGTTGACTTGGCACCCTTACGTAGCTTTCTTCTGCTACTTTCAAATACAAAACGTATGTCTAAGTTAGGATGCTGTCGTTTAATTGCAAGATGCTTACGACGATCTGCTGCCGTAAACATACCCTTTGTTTCAATAATGATACCGTTGGACAGCACGAAGTCTGGTGTGTAGGTTCTGTAAGCAAGGTCTTCCCACTCAATCTTAATAGACTCATAATCAAATTTGATTTTTAAGTTTATAAGATATTCAGAAATCTTATGCTCAAGTCCACTACGAAATCCTAACTTACGTGCTGCCCTAAATCGTTTGGCATTATGCATTACGATGCTCTACCAGCAAAGAATGATGCTTCATTATACTCAGGTGCTAACTCAATATATGAAACCATCTTAGGTTGCTTTGCTTGTGACTTCACGGCTGGCAATTCTTTTAGGTTGGGCCAACATGCTTTGCGATAGTCGCAGAAAGAACATTCTTTGCACAACATCTTATTACCTGTTGCCTTACCCCTAAATGTTTCTTCGACAGGTTCAAAGCACCGACTGAACTCATTTGTGTTTACAGTGTCGATTGTGCTATTGATCTTTTGCATCTCCGCTTCTTCATCAATGCCTGTAGCTGGAACGTATTTGAAACTACCATTTGCTTTATTGACTACCCACCAGCCCCCAGGTTTTAGACCTGTAGCTTTTGCATAACCGACAAGCTGCGCTACGTACCCAAAGGCATCCCCATTACGTAGTGTTTCAAATGACTCAAACTTGTTACGATACGACCAATCAGATGCTGACTTGACATCATCAACAGCACCATCAAGAGTAAGATCGTATGTTCCATTAATTGTATGTTCGCCAATATCAAGTGATACACTTTCTGAATCTCCATACTCAACTCCCGCTTCTGTTAGTAGCCCTTTGAATACTGCTTCTACAATATCGCCAAGCATCATGTTCATAACAAATGTAGTTGGGCGAGGCAGGGCTGTCTCAGGTTTATTTTTGTCGAACCAAAGTTGGCAAGTTGGCCTACCAAGATTAGACATACGTAACCTAAATTCACGTTTCCCTGTCCCACCAAACTGGCGAAGCACAGCCTGTCGAACATCCTCTGCGATTTGTTTAGCAGTGTCCTCTGACATGGTTGACTTACCTTTTGTGGCATCGTCCATGTATTTGTGCAACGCCAGTTCGGCTGGATGATTCATATCATTCTACCTCTTCAACATCAATGTCAACAAAAGATTCAGCAAGTTCCTTTTCTTCCTCAGTTGCCTTCGATACTTGCTTCTCTTCCCACTCTGAAAGAATCCTGCGATTGTGATTTTCAACCACAGCTTTAAAGTCTCTCAGTAAGTTTTGGTCATCATCTACAATGTCATGCACTGTATTCAAATCAGCTTCGCAGACAGGTATGTAGTACATACCACTTGGCCCTTTACGTTCAGCCGTCGTCACGATAGTGTCATGCATAATAGGTAGTCTGCTATGTTGTGCAAACTTATTGAATACGTCACCGAAGTTTTTGTATCCTTCCTTTACTGACACATCGTAAACGAATGGTACATTCTCTAGTTCAACAGAATTACCTTGTTCATCCTTCGCATCTATAAAGGTAACAGTGCCATATAGAGAACGAGTACGCTTGATGGACCGAATCAGTTCCTTCATGTCCTGTGACAACGCATCGAAGTCCTTAATGTAACCAGAGGGTTTACCACAGTTAAAGTTACCAGCATCGTCTTTCAAATCAATGTCCAGCTTCTCTGCCATGACAGTCTTAACATAGTTATTGCTAGACGAATCATACTTCTGATACAGAAACCTTTGCATAAACAAACGCATCTTAATCTTTTCAGCGTAAACATCATTCCCATCTACGTTTGCCATAAAGAATGATCCAGCCGATATGATATCGACATTCATTGTCTTACCATTAACCTCTGCCTTACCCTTGATAGGCTGGCTATGGATTTTAATACGGGCAAGACTACTCTTGTTCTCACCTGTATCAGCAGCCATGCCTAGCATCTGTGCCATAGCTGCATAGTTGTTAGAATTAATTACTGCAAGTTCAGTCATATATAAATACTCCTTTCATATAATTTAGAAGCGTAGTTGTATCACACAACGTCTTTGGTGTCAAGCCAATTCTCACCAATTTTTGCTTCCAGTTCTAGTGGTACGTTAAACACAATACCCCATCTCATTGTAATCAAACCAGGAAGATCAGTATTAGTTTTGTTAATAATATCAATCACCTGACGTTCTTCGTTTGGATGCACATCCACTACAATACTATCATGCACACTGTTTACAACGCATGACTCCATTCCCACCAACAACTTATCAATATGCAACAAAGCAATAGGCACGATATCTGCTGTAGCAAATGACTGCACAGGATAGTTCTTGATCTGTGTAAAGTTTGTTATCTTGCCACTCTCAAGTCGTTGTACCCCTTCAAACTTAAACTGACGACCAGAGGGTGTAGTAATCATCTCTGTAGTTAGAGCCTCTTTAGCCAGTCTGGTATGCCAATCTGCGATGCCTTTATATTTCTCCGTGAAGTGTGTGTAGTATTCTGCTTCCGCTGTTGTTCTGCCGAATCCCGTTGCGCCATATAACGGCGCGAAAGTATGCGCCTTCGCAGTCTGTCTGTCCGTAGGCTGACCAGCATTGGTAATAACTTCAGCGGTGTATGAGTGTACATCAAATCCAGTAGACACTTCTTCAATTGCTACTCCATCTTGTGATAGGAATGCAGCAGCCCTAAACTCCAGTTGGGCAAAGTCTGCTTCCAATACTTTACCATCAGGCCAACGAGATACAAACACCTTCTTGACAGGGAACGTACCACCACGTGGCATGTTCTGCATGTTGGGGTCTGCACCCGATAGACGACCTGTGGCTGTCCTATGTTGCAACAGTCTGACATGCAACTTGCCATCTTGTTTAGTGTGAGTACGTATGCCTTCAACAAAGGATGAGAGATATGTATCCACAGCCGACAGCCTACGCACCTTAGACAAGAACGATACTGCATCGTCCATACCTTTACTACGCGCTGCCTTCTCTAGCATTTCAAGGTTACCCTTGCTGGTGCTAAAACCATTTGCACTTGCCCACTTAGCATTAGGTGGCATAAACTTTAAGCCAGCTACCTTGTCAGTGGCTTTGTATAGATAGCCACTAGCTGCACAAGTAACACACTTATGTGTCTTGGCAAATGGTGTACCATCTTTCTTTGTCTTGCGAATGTATCCCGTACCACGACAGTCGTTACACTGTTCAGCATACGTCTTGTACATGCGTTCTGTTTGACTGCGTATCAAGTCCTTGAAGGGTGTATCCCTCATGTATGGCTCAATAGTATTTGACCACCGTGTTTTGTCCTTGACTTTACGACTGTAGATTACCCAAGACAATTGCTCTGGGCTGTTGAGATTGATAGGCGTGTCACCCATTATGTCACGAATGTGTTCTTGTAGGCTGTCAATAAGCTGACGCTTCTCCTCTTCAAATTCTTGACGCACTGTATCTAAGGCATTCAAGTCCACAGCAAAGCCACGCTGATAAATACGAGCAAGGCATACAGCGACTTGGTTCGTCAGGTCCACTGTACCACGCAATCCAATATCTTCTTGCTTGTTTAATCGTAGCATCAGCCTATCTGCCAGTTGTTGTGTAGCATGTATGTCAGCAGACAAGTATTCACACAACTCTGCATGTGGTATGTCACTGGTGCTATAACCCTTCTTGAAGTATTCTTTCAGTGTGTCTTGCTTCTTGGTATCCAACTCGTAGCGTTCAGAGCATGCCTCAAGTGACAGAGGTTCTTTAACTCCACGTTGCATGACGTACTCTGCCAGCATTGTATCAAACACGGGACCATCATACGTGAAGCCGGACTCCCATAGCCACAGCAAATCATACGCAGCATTGTGACATATAAGTACAGTGGCTTCATCTAAGTAATCTTGAATAGCGCAAACTTCTTCATTGTACAGATACATATCGGATGGCGCATGATCTACGTCACTATGGTCAAACGTAGCTATGTATTCATCTCCCTTGTCTGTAAGTACACCAACCATGACCAATGAATTATTAGGTTCAAACGGATCAAGGTGCATCTTGCCGTCACGCTTGGTGACAGTATTCTCTACATCGAGTGTCAGTTTCATATCTATACCTCGTATCTTCCTATTGTGTAATTCAGTTCACAATGTACCCTACCATGCCAGCCCGTCAGCTTGTTCTTGACTACGCATAGATGGCGTTGTGTGTCTTCTTCATCCTGCCCATCAACTTGTGGGTTCTTGGCAATCAGCACCATCAAGTCTGCCTCTGCTGCCTTACCTGTACGTGAACCCTCCATCATACTCTGGTTCAGTATTGTCTTACCCTCTGCCTCTGCACTTAGCTGTGACATGTAGAACACAGCACAATTATACTGCTTGGCAATCATCCTAGCGTAGATAGCATTAGCCTTCAGTGCTTCATCAGGACGTGAGTAGCCAGACATAGTAGCGAATTTATCGCCCATGTCAAGCACAATGATGTCAGGCTTGTACGATTTACACACACTCTCTACCCATGCCATGTCCCTACCTGTAGAATCCTTGATGCGAATCTTGTCATACACAGGACGATACAAGTCACGCGCTTTAGCTGGGTTGTTCTTTACTTCCCACATAGTTAGTCCCGTTGCTGCTGTCAGGTAACGTGCAGCTACACGATGATAGCTTTCCTCGTTACACAAGACAATGCAGTTGGCACCCTGATGTGCAAAACCTCCTGGACCAGCAATGATACTGGCATGGAATGATGTCTTACCTGTGTTCGGTCTGGCACCAATCTCAATCAGATGTCCATCGTTCACGCCCTCAACCTTGCGTGTCAAAGCAGGGATGTTGAATGTCCATCGTGCTTCCAAGTCATTCTTAGCAATGATAGTGTCGATAGATATGTCGTCCCATTCGATGTTCAGCTTGGGTGTAAAGTCCTCGCCGTACTTTTCCAACAGTTGCTGTAAAGGCTCTAGGCTGGCCTTGTCACCATTCACATAGTCGAACCCCAACTCTGCAATCTCTGCCCCTACAACCTGCTGAAACAGTCGGGAAAGTACCTCTCCTGCTACGTCGTTGCCTAGTGGGTCAGTGCGCTGGATGTTATTGAACAGGTTGTTGAACGACTCACGCTGTGCTGGTGTAATAGACGGGTTACTAGATATGAACAGGGCTTGCACTTCCTCTGGTGTGACAGTCCTGTCGTACCTGTCCATTGCAGTATCAACTGCCTTCTTAATCTTACGCACGTCTGCACTGAACAGTTTGTCAGGGCATCTAGCCCCACGATTGTTCTCGTAGAAGTCTTTGTTCATTAGACTTCGGACAAGAGATAATTCCATCAGTTCCATTGTGTTGCTCCTAATTGTTTCAGTTTGTCGATGTCTGTCGGGTTGCGATACTTTAAGTCTTTCTCAAGGCGCAACACCTTTACTTCTGGTATGTGACCACGCAACTCTTTCGCCATTGCGATAGTCTTTGGTAGTACGTCAGGGTCTAGTGCAACGATAGCTGCTGAGAACCGTGTGAGATAATGCTTGTGTTCTTCAAGCAATGTAGTACCTAGCAGTGCGACCCCGACAAACTTCTCACCACCAACTACTGATGCACTCACACAGTCCTCAACAACTACGGCGACATCCCCCCAGCCATAGGTATATGGGAGACCACCAAACCCATACCTTCGCCATTTAGGGAGTCGCTTTGTCAACGCCCGACCAGTAGCGTCAACAATCTTGTTCCTGTGTACGATAGGAAATACAACTCTGTCATCCTTTACATCGTACAGTAATCCCATTCTATCTACATCCAATCCCCATCCAGCACACCATCTATCCATGTAAACATTAGTGCGCTTAACTATGTACGGGGGTAATTCAAATTCTATTTCTTTCTCTTGCTGCTTACTCTTCATTCGCTTGATGTCATCTGGTGTAAGTCCAGTACGCTTACCACCACTGATACCACACGATGCCTTATAACAGTTCCATACAATGTTACCACTCATGTTAGATACAGTAAAAGTTTTGTATCCTTTACATACAGGGCAATCAATACGCTTAGATTCACCTATGTATAATACTATATCATCTATTATACTACTTAATGTATTATACATAGTATATATCCTCTTCTTGTTCGGCATCTAGTGTGCTTGTACCATGCTGGTTTCGTTTTGTCAA